CTTTTTTCTGGAGCCCGGACATGAACTCCCTTGATGCCCTGCGACGCATGGTCGCGAACTACCCCGGTGGCCGTCCGGCCCTGGCCGCCCGCTTGGGCAAATCCGACGAAGTGCTGCGCAAGGAGCTGAGCGGCTCGTCCGCCCACCACAAGATCGGCCTGGCTGATTCCGAGCAGATTGCCGACATGTGCCGCGAGGCCGGCTGCGCAGAGGCTCACGCCCTGGGGACGGTGTTCTCGTTCAAGGCCGGCATGCTGGCGCTGCCCGCTACCGCCCTGGACGGCCCTCGCTGCCTGTCCAAGGCCACGGCCGTGGCTGTCCACGAATGCGCTGACGTGCTGCTGGCTGTCACCAAGTCCAAGGCGGACGGCAACATCAGCGACAACGACCGCGACGACGTGCTGCGCGAGATTGGCGAGGCCGTGGCTGCGCTGCAGGCTGTTGCCCTTGCCCTGAAGGCTGAGCACGCGGCGGACAACGCAAGGAGCCAGGCATGAGCTGGGCTGCCGTTGCATGGGCAGTCCGCCAGCGGCTGCCCAGTACCCAAAAGCTGGTGCTCATCATGCTGGCTGAGCGCCACAACAAGGACACCGGTCGGTGCGACCCGAGCCATGAGCGTCTTGCCGAGGATTGCGGGCTCACGCGCAGGTCTGTGATGGACCAAGTCAAGCGCTTGGAAGAGGCGGGCTACATCTGCGCTATGGCCCGCGCCAAGGGAAAGCTCAAGATGTCGAACCACTACGTCCTGAATCTGTCGTTCGGCGTTCCAGAGACGGTCAAACAGCTGCCCGATGACCCATTTTTGGTAGTGAACGACGTTCACCAGGGTGGTGAAGCACGTTCACCAGGGGTAGTGAACCACGTTCCAAAGGTAGTGAACGACGTTCACCAGGGTGGTGAAGCACGTTCACATAAACCAGTAACTGAACCAAGAATAGAACCTGCAAATACAGAAGCTAACGCTTCTTTGTCGGCCAGCACGCTGCCCGACTGCCCTCACGGCGAAATCATCGAGCTCTTTGCCAAGCACCTGCCGGCACTGCCGCAACCCAAGGCTGAGTTGTGGGACGGCCAGCGAGCCAAGAGCCTGCGCGCCCGGTGGATCTGGGTGCTGACCGCGAAGAAGACCAAGGGCGAGCACGCTGGCCAGCCCTATGCGACAGACAAGGCGTCCGCGCTCGCCTGGTTCGGCCGGTTCTTTGCCTACGTCGCCGAGAAGTGCCCCCACCTCACCGGCACCAACGACCGCGGCTGGACGGCTGACCTCGGATGGCTGGTGAAGTCCGACAACTTCTCCAAGGTCCTGCAGGGCAACTACCAGCGGGAGGCGGCATGAACGGCTTCGAGGCTCCCTTCGAGGATTTCCCGGAGACACAGGCCGCACCTGTGCTGTCGTCCGATGGCACTGAGCAAGCCGTGCTGTCCGTGCTGGCGAACTTCCCCGACGTTTACGACGAGATCTGCGACCGGCTGACGGCCGATTGCTTCGCAGGCGATGAGCATCGCCGGATTTTCCAGGTGCTTCAGCAGCAGATCCTGGCCCGTCGCGGCATGGACGTGGTGTCGGTTGTGCTGGCGCTTGCGGACGAGATGGACTCGGGCTACGTGCACGGCGTGTTGTCGAGCAACGATTTCAGCGCGCGGGGCATCCATCGCCATGTAGACACGCTGGTGGACCTGCACAAGTCCCGCCAGCTGCGTGCTGTGGGCTTCAAGATTTCCGAGCTGGCGCATGGCGACGGCCCGGTGTCTGACCGCATCGACCAGGCGCAGACCGCCATCCAGGCGCTGGAGGTGCAGGGCGGCGAGGATGACTGGGTGGACGCCTATACCGCCGCCATGGCTCACACCGAGCTGCTGGAGGCTCGCCAAGAGGGCAAGGTTTCTGGCATGCCCACCGGCCTCTATGGCTTCGATGAGATGCTCGACGGCGGCCTGGTTCGCGGAAACCTGATCGTGATCGGCGCGCGCCCCTCCATGGGCAAGACAGCGTTTGCAATGACCGTTGGCCTGTCGATGGCCTCGCAGCAGTGCGTTGGCATGCTGTCCATGGAGATGCCGCACAACGATGTGCGAGACCGCCAGGCGGCGATCCTGGGCCGCATCGCCATCAGCGCAATCAAGCGCCCCAACAAGCCCAACGCCAGTGGCGAGACGCTCGACTACAGCCGCATCGTGGACGCTGTGGAGATGTCGCGCAACCTGCGCTGGTTCGTGAGCGACCGCAGCGGGCTGAACATCCAGCAGGTCCGTAGCATGGCCCGCAAGCTCAAGCGCACCAAGAAGCTCGATGTGCTGATCGTGGACTACATCGGGCTGATGGAGGGAGTGGACAAGAAGCAGTCGCGCGCCTACCAGATCGAGGAGATCAGCCGAGGTCTCAAGGCTCTGGCAAAGGAGCTGGATATCGCCGTGGTGTGCCTGGCCCAGGTGAACCGCTGCGCGGCCGAGAAGGCTATGCAGCCCCCGGGCCTGCATGAGCTGCGCGACTCGGGCGCCATCGAACAGGACGCCGACGTGGTTGCGTTCATTCACCGCCCAATCATGGCCAACCCGCAGTTGGACCCCAAGTGGTCCAACTACGCCATGTTGCGCATTGCCAAGAACCGCCAAGGCCGCACCGGTGACATGCACCTGTACTACCGGGGCGAGACCACCACTTTTGAATCGTGGGGCGGCGATGTGCCGACCCTGAGTCCAATCGCTGCGCCGGCTGGCGCTGCTCGCCGGGGGATGGAATGAAGTTGATCGCACTCTGTGGCGCCGCTGGCGCTGGAAAAGACACGGTGGCGGGCATGCTTCCCGCCTGGAGGCTGGCATTTGCCGATGCGCTGTATGCCGAGGTGGCTGAGGCCTGGGATGTCAGCGAGGACGATCTCAAGCGCAGAGACACCAAGGAGCGTGCCTCGTACCTGATGGCAATCGACTTCTGCAAGGACTCCGGCTTCTGCGACTTCAAGGCGGGCGAAGACTGGCACGCGGCGCGCAGCCCCCGGCAGATCTTGCAATGGTGGGGCGACTACCGACGCTCGCAGGAGCGCGACTACTTCGTCCAGAAGGTGCGCGACGTACTGGAGGGTGAGGGGGCGGGCCTGTTCTGGGTGATCACGGACTGCCGCTTCCAGAACGAGGCCGCGATGGTCCGCGAGTTGGGCGGCCAGATATGGCAGGTCACGCGCCCAGGCGTCTCGGCTGGCGCTACAGGCCACGTCAGCGACACGGATGGCAGCCAGTTCAACCCCGACCGCGTGATCGCCAACCATGGATCGCTCAAGGCCCTGCAGCTGGCGCTGCGCGATGTGATGCGGGAGGTCCAGTGAGGATCGAACTCCCATGGCCACCGAAGGAGCTGTCGCCGAACGCCCGCCTGCACTGGGCGCGCCTGGCCAAGGCCAAGAAGCAATACCGCCACGCCTGTGCATATGCCGCCGTGCAGCAGGGCGTGCGCCGCATCCCGGTACAGGAGCTGCACCTGCAGCTGACATTCCATGCGCCGACGCGCCGGGCCTACGACTTGGACAACGCACTGGCGCGGATGAAGTCCGGCTTGGATGGGCTAGCAGACGTGCTGGGCGTGGATGACAAGCATTGGAGCTTGGGCATTGCGCGCGGCGACACCCCTGGCGGTCGCGTGATCGTGGAGGTGTCCCCATGCTGAACAAGCTGAACGACCGCGAGCGCGAGCACCTGGCCGCCGTGAAGGAGCTGCCCTGCAGCGTGTGCGATGCACCGGGGCCGAGCGAGGCGCACCACGTCAAGCAGCACCGCCAGTACGTGTGCATTGCGCTGTGCGAGAGCTGCCATCGCGGCCCGCTGCTGGGCCTGCACGGCCAGCGCCGCATGTGGGCGGTCAAGCGGATGGACGAAATGGACGCGCTGAACGTGACCGTGCAGCGCTTGATGGGCAATTGAGGAGATCACGATGAGCGAAGCACCAACGACGCAAGAGCGGTACAGCACCGCAACGCACTCCAACTCCCTCTGCGTGGATGCCCGCACGACGGGGGATGTGGACTACCTCATCGCCGCCGCGTGGGGGAGCCAGCAGTTCGGCGCTGCGCTGATGCGCCTGCAGGCTGAATTTGATGGCGCTGGTCGCCGCCTGCCGAAGAAGCCCTCCCGCAGCGATGTGTTCCACGCCGCCCGCGTCTCCATGGGCAAGGGCATCACCAAGGTGACGGCCGACAGCACTAAGGCGGCCAAGGCCAAGCTGCAGGCCAGCTATGACAGCGAGATGCGGATGCTGGTCCAGCCACTCAAGTCGCTCCGCAGCGTGCGCCGCCACCTGGCCATCAAGCTGCTCCTGGACGGCATGCCCGACAAGGCAGTCGATCAGATCATCCTGCAATGGCTCTCCCCAAAGTGCCCGCTGTGCTGCGGCCGTGGGCTGATGCTCCAGCGCTGGAGCGACACGGAGCTGTCCGACGACAAGTGCATGGCCTGCGCTGGCACAGGCGTGCTGCCCGCTCCCGAGGGTGCTGTTGGAGCGAAGGCGATGCGCTACATGGACAGCTGCATGCAGGACGCTGGAGGCCGGATCGGCGCAAAAACACGCTCGACCCATTGACCACCTGAAAACTGTTGTTAGAATTGCGACTGCCGGTTCGCATGAGAAAGTCTGCATACCGGCGTCACTGTTCAGCACTCCGATGACTGCCCGTAGCGGCTTCGGTGAGCAAGAGATGGAAAGACACGTCCAAAGCCCGCACGGTTCGCGCCTTGCGGGCTTTTCTGTTTCCGCCTTGAGCCAGTCAGGGTGCGCGCTGCAATCCGAGCGCGCGGGTTCTCTGCCGTGGGCTGCCACGGTGCTGGTTGCGAAGCGAACGGCATTCCCCCTGTGGCATTGGCCATAAGTCCGAAGGGGCGACCTACACATGGGCTCGGTATCGCCGGGCCTTTCCTGTTTCTGGAGGTGCTATGAGCGTTACGCTTGATGAAGTTTGCGGAGAGCAGAGGGAGTCAGATGCCCAAGACCTCCAAGGTTCGTTTTCGCTGCTTGGAGGCCTGGGCCCTGAGTGTTGCTACTGTTTGGTCACGGACGAGCAATGCGCTGAGCGACCTTCTCTGCAAATCGTTCCGCCAATTCCACGCCGAGGGCGCGCTGGCGCTCGAAAATCTGCTTCTGCTCTTCTGTAGTAATGCTTTCGCGTGACCATGGCGTCTTCATCTTTTCAATGAAGCCATTGCTGAAGGTCTCCCAGCTTGCCTCAGGCTCAGCTCCTTGAAGAAATCTGTTGGCAAACAATTGCTCCAACAG